TTGCGATTTTGGCGGGATTCACCAGAATCGTATCCGGAGTGATTAGGATGCGCTTGCCGGTATATGGATCCTGCATGCGCGCGAATTTCAGCATGTCGGCCTGAAGAGCGGTCCAATCCGTAAGCGGGTTAGATAGATCATTAAGGTAGCCAATAGCGTTTAACGTGCTGGAATAGGTGTTATACGCTGTTCCCGAATAATTGAAGCTATTCGTGGCTCCAGTGACAAGGCCTAAGATTTCCAATTCACGACGATAGCCGAGTTCTTCGCCAACGCTAGACGCGACATTGAGAATATCGCCGGTAAGGTCGAAAAACACAGTTTCTTTGTACACGTCAACGGCCAGCGCGTTTTCGCGCGTTTCTGGAGTCGTCACCCACCGCTCATTGAATTGAGCGCGTACGTGCGATTCACCAGGCAAACGCTTTTTGGCTTTATCGCCGATGCGATTCACGCCAATGATTTTTTGACCATTCAATTTTGTCGGTTCGGCTGGACAAATTGTGTCACCGATGAAAACTGGATTTTTAAAGGCTTCGAGGATTTTAACCTCGACCAATCCGCCCACAACCGAGGTAAACGTATTGATATTCAAAAATGCGGTAGGATCAACGCCGATACCAGCGGATTCGACCAGCGATCGGCTATCGGCACCAGCTTCGACCAGCGATCGAGCCGTGGTGTAGCGGCCCATTTCCCGGCTATCCGGATTAAACAAAGTGCGCCACGTTGGGCCCACGATTGCCTCAGCCAATTCGGCAAGGCTGAAGTTTTCGGCGCGCAGATGGCGATCCTTGAGAACGCGGTTGCCAGCCATGTCCCGATGATCGGAGCCGTTGGCGTCGCACAAACCAAGGCCTTGACGCATTTCTGTTAGGAAACGCCAGCGACCGTTACTTTGCTTAACTCGCGACTCGAACAAGTCGCGCATCTTAATAACATTTACCATTTCAAATTCCCCCTTGTGATTTTGTTATTACGATCCGATAGTCGCGTACCATGCGGTGCCATCACAGAAAAAGATACCGGTTTTTGTGGCCGCAACCGATCCGATGGTTGTTGCGCCTGCGTTTTTTACCGTGAATGCATAAGTAGCGGCCGCATTGTTGACGATGTAAAAAATCAAACCTTTGGAACTGGCAACCGCTGGCAATGTGACAACACGAGTCGCCGTTGGAGTCCCGACTTGAATCGACGCTGAACCCACGGTAAGCGTGGTATCAGCGGCAGCGGCCAAAGTGCCTGGTCCAACGATTTGACCATTGCCGACTTCGCGTGCCGAAGGATTAGCGAAGGCCATTTGGTTTTTTCCCAACAGCCTGACTCGTACGGTTGTGGTCGCGCTGGAGTATTTCTGCACGACATAACCGATTGCGAGATTGGGCTGAGAAACAGCCACAACCGATTGATCGCTAATGTCGCCAACAGCGCCAGCGGCGGCGGAAACAATTCCCACAAGATCGCCACATTCAAACGTGGCTGATGCGCAGGCCGCTTCATAAATGCAATCTGTCGCAATCACAATACCATTGAGCGGATAATCAGGATATCCGGTAGATGTTTGCGCGGCAATGCGGCCCTGTTGCGATGCGCCGACGAAAGACGCGGCGATCGTGGCCTGATCGATCAACGCGGTGCCAGACCCAGTAGCGGCTGACAGTGGAACTGCGGCGGTACCGTTCCAGTACAACAAATCGCCGATAGATATGGTCGTGCTGGCTGGCACGTTAAGGACGGTCGTTGTAACCGGTCCGGGGAGAACAAACCTAGATCCGCCAAAAGTCGATCCCATTTCAAAACTCCTTAAATAATTATGTTAGGAACGCAACCATGCGAACATATCTGATCCAGCGGGTATTTTTGATTCCGCAATTGGAGCGATGTATCCGGATGATTTTGGCTTGCTTGACTTTTGAGCCAATGCAATCCTACGGATCTGTCGTTGAGCCGCTTCCTTTGGCAACAGCGCCAAATCAGAAACAAGCGATTCTGTTAGCGTGATGCCCGCCTCGTGAACAAGCTTTGCGACATATGCACGGCTTTCCATGGACTTTTTATCGCTTTTCTCGTCTTTCTTTTCGGCATCGGCTCCATAACCATCGGCTTCCATGGCCTTCTTTTCGACCTCTTCGGAAGGATCTTCGGAAGGAACGGCTTCTTCTTCATCGACGGCGGTTTTGTCGGATTCCGCGCCGTACATGGCGTGAACAAGTTCTACAAGGGCTTTTACTTTGCTTGAGGTATCGCCTTCACCGCCGATGATTTCAGCGGCCTTAGCGCCAAATTCAGCGTTGTCGGCTTCCATGGTTTTCTTTGGCTCTGGTGCCATGTCGGCTTCCATCTTCTTCTCAGGTTCCATTGCGGGCTCCTTTTTAATGCTTTCGCTCAATGATTTTGTTGTCGCCGGATCAGCCACAACATCAACATGCCGCAGTTCCACAATCTTGGACACAACAAACACCCCGTCCTTGTTTTCTTCGCCTTCGCCTTGGGCGTTGTGTGATAGGCCGAAAGCGTCTGGCATGCGTTCGGCGGCTTCGCAGATTCGAGCGGCCATCGGATGAGTCGTCAAGAATTCAAGATCGCCGTAAAGGCCTTCGCCTTCGACAAAATGAATGTTGATCAATTTGCCAAATCGATCAGTCGCGCTGCGTGAATCGTCGGCGTGCGCTGGATGGTCGATATTGACCTTGACGCCCTCATACATTTTTTGCGCGGCTTTGACGGCTGATGGCAAATATTGTCGGCCATTGTCGCTAATGAGTCCGAGAACCTTGACTCCACGGATAATGCCATGTTCACGATCGACAACCATGCGGTTAGACGATCCGGAACTTTCAACAATGGTAACGAAAAACTTTGTGGCCATGTTTATAAGATACAACCTTTATTTTGTTATTGTCAACCGGATACTACTTCTTTCGCTTTTTGGGTGGATTTTTTTTAATCGTTTTACCCGGTTTCTTTTTTGTTATTTTCTTTGGTTGCGGTTTTGGCTTTGATTTCTGAACGAACTTTTGCGCCATCCGGATTTTTGGAGCCCTCCACATTTTAGCTTTAGGTTCCGGCAATGTCGGCGTTGCTGGCGAAGGTGTTTTCGCTGGCGGCGCTGGTATGCGATGATCGGCGCGCGGATGCGATGTTGGCTGGACCGATACCGGCGGTGTACCAGGTGGAGCCATCGGCGGCATTGGTCCGATGACAATTGTATCTGGCGGCGGCTGTTCCGGCGGTAGGTAGCCAAACGTGGCAACCTGTTGCGCAAGATATGCCCTTTCAGCCACGATCTCATCAACAGCGGCTATTCGTGCTTGTCTGCGTCTCGATGTCTCGTTGGCAATCGTATCGTGATTGAGCAATTGACCTGTACGCGGATCAATCACAGACGCCCATTTCAATTTTTCTCCCGGCTCAAGTCGATCTTGAGCGGCGCGCAATCGGCGAGCGCCAACAGCCCAACGTCTCTCGCTAGGCGGAGCTTGAGCAAACCATTCCTCATACGTCGCCGGATCGGGAATTATGTCGCCTTGCCGATCGGTGAATAAAGCGCGCAACGCCGGATCATTTTCAATATGTTCGGCTGGCTGAAATACTGGCGACAGATTGCATCGACAATTATGCGCAACCGTGCCGTCTTCCTCGATTGGCGGACGTGGCATCCTAATCATTGATTCTTGACCGGGCCGCGGGTTTCTGTAATAGATTGTGCCGTTTCGGGCGGCATGATGCGGACGGACTCTCCAATCCATTGTCGCGTTAATTTGGTAGCCAATTATGATATCGCCTAGGTTTTCGTAGATTTCGAGATTGGCTTCCGTCGAACATCGAGTTGATTCTGTTCTCGCCACACGTCTGGCGGTTGTGCGCACGTTTTGCACGGTCGGTGCCATACGTCGAGCCAATTGCCCTGGTGTTTCTCCCGCCAGCATTCCCATGGTCACGTCGTGCGCTACCGACTCTGGCGATGCCAGCGATGTTTGTTGGGCCATGCGTTGTTGCCACGTTGTTTGCCCTGATGGCGAATATACGATCCGGTCAACAGTTTCTTCATCCTCATCGGGTAGTAATTGCGCCTCGATTCGCCGACGTTCCGCCGGGGTAGCTCGACGCCCTTCCGCAATGCGTGTGCGCGCGACAACGTTGTTCTTTTCGCTGGCCATCGCCAATGATAGATATTCGATCGGCACCTTTTCGGCCAATGTCGCGGCTGTTCTCAATCGAGCCCGT